AGTTATCCAATACATACGAGAAACCGGCTTCATCGACTAACGTGGAATTGTTACAATATAGCTTACACCATTCTAGTAATTTCTCCCGGTCTGTCATATCTATTCACCAGCTTTCAGCAACTCAATTAGTGATTCCTTATTCTTTCTTGCGTCGAACTCAATGCCTAGTGCTGTCAGCTTTTCTCCAATCTCAGCCTTTGTCATTTCTTCATAGTCAGTTACTTCAGTTACTTTTGCAGCCACTTCACGGCGTTGCCTGTTAAATGCTGTTACACTCATGATTATACACCTTCATTTGCGATAATATGGGCCAATAATCTATCCAGTTCCTCTACTCTTAAATTTTCTTTGCCTTGGTCGTCTAAAATCTTAGCTTGTCTCAACGCAATTTGGGTTTTGATATCTGCTACTGTAATTGCCATGATATCTCCTTTCTAAAAAAGGTGGGTTTCCCCACCCTATCAATTATTAAAGTTTGTGTAAAAACTTAACGATCTTAATGTTTTTGTTTTCGTAAACTCGTGTCCAGTTTGCCGCTGTCGCCAGTTCGGCATTGGTTGGGCTGTCGCCTGCTACACTTGCTTCATTCCACTTAACACCACGAGGATGCAATAGAAAATGTTTACGTGTAATCAGGTAATCTTCACCAGCCAAAGAATCACGGTCTGTTTCAGTTGGAACAGGTGGCGCACCTTCGCCGTAACCAATAGCACCAGCTCCGAAAATATACGATGTATAATTTGTGGCTGAAACAATTGGTAGGCCATCATCAATGATAACTCGTTTACCCATGTAAGTCGGGATATCATAAACGCCCTGTGAATTAGGGATAAAGTCAATTAGGTTTTGTTTTCTCATGCTGGTATAGGTTGCTGAATGAACCATGATGGCTGTTAATTGAGACTCTGCATCGCCTAATTTGTTGGTTGCATCAATGAAGTGTTCGCCAGTAAAGGTATCGGCACTAGTAACGGCGGTAATATCATGCACGTTACCTGACATTGAAGCTGCCGCAAATACACCATCTAACGTTTTAATTAACGCCGCTTGCATCCGTCTAGCCCAGTAATCAGCTACCAGATCGCCTACAACGCCCATAGGGTCGTCGCCTGACAATGCTTTCGCTAAATCATTTACGCCCCATGCACGACCACGCATATGTAATCTAGCGATATCTTTTGACGCTGTGATTGCTCCAGCTGTCAATGAACCGGTATCGGATAACACTTCATCATCACCGGTTAAGTCTGACCAGAACGGCATCTGTAATAGTGTACCGCCTGACTGTGCTAATGCGTTTAGCTGTGCATCTGATTGGATAATTCCTGATTGATATAATGCTGACTTTTCAGCAGTTCTTTCGACTACATACGGATTGAATACGTCGGGGACGATCACGTCCGATATTTTTGTGGCAGCGAATAACTGCAATTCCATTTTAATCATTGTTTAAATTTCCTTTCATTTTCCGGCTGCCCGTTTCATTTGTTCGGCTACGCTCGGATTACTCATAATAATTTCACCTTGTTTGGTGAGGTTGAATGTTTCTTTTTTCCACGGGTTTACCTCTCCTGCTTGCTGTTGAGGGTTTCCGCTTGGCGTTCTGCCCTTTACCTTATCATCAATAGCCTTTTCGATAGCCGCTTGCCAACTGGCTTGGAGCGTATTGATGTTAATTAATGTCTGTTCGGCTGTATCTGCTACCACGAACGGCGCAAATTCTGCGGGCATATCTTTGCTGATTAAATCTTTTTCAGTTTGTAACGTTAAACGCTCACGCTGGAATTTACTTTTCTCTTGCTCGAACTCGTTGCGTTGAATCTCAAGTTCTTTCGCCAGCCGTTCTTTTTCGCTTAGCTTTGCTAGTTCTTCGGCTTGCTTTAATTTCGCTTGTTCTTCTTCTAACCACTTAGCCTTTGCTGTCTCTAATGCTTTTGTCACTTTGCGGTCTGTTTCGGCTTGTACCTGCGCCTTAACTTCATCCTCAGTATAGGTCTTTGTGACCTGCTCGATGGCGTCAACCTCGGGCGGTGTTCCGGCATCCGGTTCTGGTTCTGCAAATAACTGTAAATTCATTCTGATTGTATCGTTTAACATTTTATATCTCCTTTTAGCCCTAACAGTTCTTGCCTGTTAGTTCATTTTCTTAATTATAACTTATTTATGTGACATTTGCAACACTTGTGACATTTGCAACACGCTATCAACTTCTTAAAATTATCCCATCGCCTTTAAGCTTTTTTACTTCTTCTTTGTGCCGTTCGATGATGTCCAACATACTAACGATAAAACTTCCTCTAATTTCTTCTGGTATTCTTTCGTCTTCTGCGAACATTTTAAACAGTTCAATCATTTCTTTTACATAACTACCGTTAAAAACATCAATATTTACACTTAAAAAACCTTTAGTACTAGCCATTTTATTTATCTCCTTTATGGAATCACCGACCTCATGACACATCGACAATTTATTACATCGGCTTTTGCGTTCGCACCTTTTAACTGCATTGGCGCTTTGCCTTTACTTCCCGATGGCGTTACAAAGTCCTCATTATACGGTATAGTTTTGCCGTTCATCTTTGTATGGTCTGCCTTGTCGCCTTTTGCGAAACTTCTTACCCGTTCATCTTTTACGCTTACCCACTTTTTCATTAATCCAACGCTTTCAGGCACTTTGTCAAGCACATCGGTCTGACCTACTGAAATAACCCGTCGTGTCTCTGTCCGTGCTATGGTGTCGTTTAAAACCTTGTCACTACCAAATATTCCCTGTAATTCTTTAGTCATGTTTGAGTAACTAACACCGTTGTAAATGCCGTTACGAATCGTATTAGATAAATCAACAAGCACCTCATCAGCGTTCTGGCCTAATCGTTCATACCAAACCACGCCGCCAAAAGGAACCTCAATCGCCGCTTTCGCATTGTATATTTTTTTAATGCTAGGTATTTTTAACCCAAGCTTTGTTAATCCCTCGTATTCAGTAGTAGCTGATTCAATGTAGTTAATCTCTAAATCAGTATCAATTAATCCCCGTATTTCCTTATACATCGCATCAATTGACTTTTGCATTGATTTTTCAAGCTTAGTGAACCGGCTAAACTTCATCAAATCCGAATATGTCCAGTCATTACCGTAAATCTTAGCAGCCTGCGCCGTTATCTCATCATATGCCTTTTTAATTGCTTTCTGTTTGTCCGTCATCGTTTACGACCTCGGTTTCTTCTGTTGGTTCGTTTAAAAATGTAGCTGTCGAGTATTGGTCTGCTTCATCTTCCAGCTTTTCAATCTCTGCGTTTACATCTGGTACGATTGAAGAGGGTAAAGCGCTCAACGCTGTTTCTTTAGATACAAAACCGTTAAGCTGTAAAGCGGTTGTCACTTTCAACGCTTCATCTACTGGCTCGTTTCGTTCAAACTTAATAGAAACATCCAAATAATTCAGGCTTGCACCTCTGAAATTAAGGTAGTTACATATCAATTCAAGCCGTCGTTGTAAACCCTTCTTAAACTTACGCTCTTTGTTAGCGACAACCTGCTTCATGATGAAAAGCTTATAGGCCATCGCAATCCCTGACTGGCCATTCGCAAAGTTTTCATCACTTAAATCAACGGCCTTACTGAATTTATGGATATCCTCGTTTAGTTGTCTGATCTGTTCCTTTGCTTCTTCCACGTTAGATGGCTTAACAAAAAACCCAGCCGGCAATTGTCCACCGGTCAATTCATTAAATAATAATGTCCGGTTGTTTTTCATATCGGTTATTTCGTCGTTATTAGTTCCCATTAATCCGATTAGATATAGATAAGCGTCCGTAAAGTATTCAAGGTCATTCGTCTTATTACTGCGTGACAGGTTGTAAGCATCAACTAAACTGATAACGCCCTCAAAATCGCCCTTTACGTCGCTATTATTCATATAGTCGACAACAGGCACGTCCATAAAGAAAGTAGGCGCTCGGTCTACCTCACCCATGCCGTCAACCTTATAGGTTACCACTTCCATATCGTCGTAAACTTCTACATAATCAGTCGATTCCCCGGAATCATCCTCAATGCTGTACTTCCTGATTGCACCGATTATTTGAGGGTCGATACTGTTATCATAGATAATTTTTAATTGAAGAGGGTCGCAATACCTAAACCGGACCTGACCTGCTTCATCAATGTAAAGAACCTCGCCACCTCTACCAAATATCCCGGCCTGTCGTGCTATCTCACTGTTCTCGTCCTGTTCATCGTTATAATTAAAAATATCCTGCATGGCTTCTAGTGTTTTCTCATCGCCACTGTAAACCACCGGATTGCCGATAAAATACCCTTGAAACACGTCTA